GGTGCTGAAGCGGTACGACGGCACCTCATGGCTGGAGGTGGAGGACGTGTGTACCAGGGCGGCGTCCGCCGGTATCGGGCGGGGCTTCCGGGCCGGGGACGGCGTGACCGTGGAGGGCTGCGAGACGGAGGGGGTGGACGGACTCCACGTTTTGCAGGCGGCGGACGACGACTGGATCGTGCTGCCGGTGATGTGCCGGACGGTGGGCAGTCAGACGGCGGCGGTGACGGTGAAGCGGGCCGTCCCGGACATGGACTTCGTGGTGGAGCAGGGCAACCGGCTGTGGGGCTGCAAGTACGGCATCGTCAACGGCGAGGCGGTGAACGAGATCTACGCCAGCAAGCTGGGGGATTTCCGGAACTGGAACAGCTTCGCGGGGCTGAGCACCGACAGCTATGCGGCGTCCCGGGGCTCCGACGGTGTGTTCACCGGGGCGGCGGCGTGTATGGGCGGCGTCATCTTCTTTAAGGAGGACTGCATGGAGCGGGTATATCCCAGCGCGGCAGGCGCGCACCAGATCGTGACGGTGCGGTGTCCCGGTATCCGGAAGGGGTGCGGAGGCAGCGCGGCGCTGGTGGACGGGACGCTGTTCTATGTGGGTGTCAACGGGGTGTACGCCTTTGACGGCAGCATGCCGTCCTGCGTGTCACAGCCGCTGGGGAGCGTGCGGTACGCCGGTGCGGCGGCGGCCGGGTGGAACGGACAGTACTGGCTGGCGGCGCGGGACGAGGCCGGGGGACGGCATGTGCTGGTGTACGACACGGCCCACGGCCTGTGGCACCGGCAGGACGACGCGGACATCATGGCCTTCGCCGTGTGCGGCGGGGCGCTGTACGGCCTGACCCGCAGCGGGGCGCTGCTGGATCTTACCGGAGGCAGCGGCGAACCGGAGGAGACGGTACGGTGGATGGCGGAGACGGGCGAGCTGGGTCTGTCGGCACCGGACAGCAAGTATCTGACGCGGCTGGAGCTGCGGGTGCAGCCGGAGAGACGGGCGCGGCTGGAGGCGCTGGTCAGCTATGACGGCGGACGGCGCTGGGAGAAGCTGGGCGAGGTCATCGGCGGAGACGGGCAGACCCGGGGATATCTGCTGCACCTGCGGCCCCGGCGGTGCCGCCAGCTGCGGCTGCGGCTGAAGGGCACGGGACGGTGCCGGGTATACAGCCTGTCGGCGGTGTATGAGAAGGGAAGTGACGGCCCGTGAGCGCGCTTCCCATGCCCGCCAGTCCGGCGGGGAG